GACCATTTAACTAAAGGTCTTTATGATGCTGTTGTTCAAGCACAAGCTTTATCGGAAAATCAACACATAGAGGCCTTAAGTAAATACATTAATGAGGATGGTACTCCTAAATGTATGAAAGTAAAACTTAATGGAGAGGATATAGATGTACCTTTAGCTACATTAGCTCCACAAAGTTCAATTAAGATTAAAGAGCTTAAGATGGACTTGAAGGTTAAACTTAATAGTTTTGGCAAAAGGAAGTCTAAAAGAGGTGGAGGTATCTTTAGAAAAGGTGATGCAGGTGCAATTATAGCTGATTTGGGCGCTTCAATACTACCTCATAAGAGTAATTATGCTAATTTAACAATAACTTTTGAAGGTTCTGACCCTCCAGAGGGTGTTGTTAGGCTAAATAATAACTTAATTAAGCAAATTCCTTAATATTTTATGGATTATAAGACAATAAAAAATAAACCACACTATATTTACGATGATTTAAAAGAATTTAAAGCCTTTAGACCAAATGAAGAGGTCAAAGGTACTTGGAGAAATGGAAATGAGGGAGACTGGGTGACTACTGATGATGGATTTATACTTGAAATACTCAAAAAATCTAAATTGTCGCATCCAAGCTATAAAACTCCAAGAACATACGTTAGAACTATTTGCGGTTCTTATATAGTTGAGCAGAATTCCCATAAGATATTGGGTGAGAAAGGGATTGCTGATAATATTTATGCATTTTCAGGCAATTACGACTCCAAAAAGGACTATCAAGCTAATAGGAAGCTCAAATCTAGGGAATTTTTGTTTGCTAGATACGTCGCAGAAGGAGAAAATATTATAAAATCCTTTAAAAAAGCGTATCCAAATGCAAAAAGCGACTCTTATATCAAAGAAAGAGTCAGTACTTTAATAAATAAGGAAGAAATACAAACAATGTATAAAGAAGAAAAACAAAAACTATTAAAAGATAATGATGTAGAACCTGATTGGATTGTTCAACAATATAAACAAATTGCAGAATTATCTGAGCGAGATACAGATAGGTTACGTTCATTAGAGGCATTGGCAAAAATGTCTGGATTATTTGACACAGAGGAGAAAAAAGAACAAGTATCCATATGGTCAGGTTTTACCCCAGAGCAAATTGAAGGAGTTAAAAGTGGTGAAGGGACTAAAATACTTGCGCAAACAGAAGAAAGGGACGAAAAGTCTTGACCCTTGCCCTGTTTGTGATGATGAACTCTATTATAGTGAATATTTAAGTCAAAAAATCGCTATTATAGACGAAGATGATAATGTTAAGGGCTGGATGTGTCCTTGGTGTGAGTCTAAATTTGATTATGATGATAATTTGACGTATATTAGCATGCCGGGAAATGTAACAGGAAAGACATAAATAGGTATATAATGACAGAACAAGAAATAAGATTACAAGAAATAAGGGAAAGAAGAGAAAAGGAAAAGAAAATAGCCACAACTAAAGAAATGTGGGCAAATCCTGAAATAAGAGATATTATAAAATGGCTTCAAGGTTTTGGTAAAACAGATATACCTAGTAAAGGAATTAGTGGCGTTAGGGGAAATAAGCAAAATATAGGTATAGACCCTTTCAATCCAGTATGGGGATGGAATGACCCTACGCTTACTGATTGGTTTATAAATGCTACAACTCAACCAAAATTATTAGATAGAATATTAGAAGTTTTTCAAGGTATTTATGACCCTAAAAGTGAAGCAAATTTAGCAAAAATAAAAGATTATCAAGGTGAGAGAGAAATAGAAGCATTAACAACAACTCTCGATGCTCTTACTGGAGATGATG